TTAAATCCTCGTTATCCTTCGTTACTTCTACAGAATTAATTTGGAGAGCATTATTCTTAAGCTCGTCCATTAATACTTTCCAGCCATCTGTTCGGAACATATCCTTAAGATTCTGGTAATGCTTTTCCGTTTCTCTGTCCACCCTTCTTAGGCTTATTAGCCTCCTCCAACTTTACAATTCTTTGCTCCAAACCCTTAACAATGACATTAATCTGGTCAAGGATGTTTTGCATTTCCTGATTAGTAATCATTACGACAAAGCCTTAGCCGTCTCTAGGTTAAGCCTTCTCTCCTCCAATAGTTTTTCAGTTACCTTCATTCGCCTTTCAAACTCTTTATCATCCTCAGTGCCAGCCTTCAAGTTAGTGGCAACGGCCTTAATCCTATCGTTCTCAAGCTCAACAGGAATAGCCTTAGTCTCTTGGACAATCTTACTAGCCCTAGCCTGAGACTCCGCAGCCTGTCCATTAAGCGCGTTAGTCTGAGATTGCTGAAACTCCATCTGTATCTGTTGAGCCATCTGAGCCGCCTGCTGTTGTTCAGGGTTAGGCTGTGAGGCTTGTTGGATAACCTGAATTAATTGCTCCCTATTGGAGATATTCATGTTATCTATAATTGATTGAATTAAAACTGGGTACAGAGGTGAGTCTGAACCCATAGTCTGAAGTAATTGTACCAATTGGGTTACTTCGTATTCCCTAGCAATAATCCCCAAAGAGGAGATAACTTCAAACTTATAATCGTTAACAGGGTAGATTTCAGGCTCAAACTGCATATACCTGTGTGCTACTTTTGTTACGAAAGGTATCAAAAAAGACTCTTGGAAGTTAATAAGAGTTCTCTTATGCCTCTTGATAATTGCACCAAGGGACATTGAGATACCAGCAGCCGTAGCCTCACCGTTAATAGAACCTGGAATACCAGCAGAATCTATAGCTCCAGTAGCGGTTTGAACCATCTTCTGGAGTTCATTAGCCTGAGCAAAAGTAATCTGATTAACCTGCCCAAAGTTGAAAGGTTGTAGGACTTCTCTTGGGTCGCCATTGGTTAATAGTATCTTTCCTGGACGGACTTCTGGCCTTGCACCCCTTGGTAATCGGGTAGCATCCATAGCCATCATTGGGTGAACAGTAAGTGCTAAGGCGTCAATCCTAGCTCTCAATTCAGCGTCTAAAGCCTTTTGAGAGTTATATCCTTTCTCACATATTCCTCTACCCCAAAATCTTCCAGGAACTATATCCCAAGGAAAAGCTATGACGGGTCTATCGCCCATCATGTAGGGGTTTCGTTCTACTTTAAGTAACGTACCACCGTTAGCAATTACGATAATACATTCAATGTAGTGACCGTCTTCGTCCTCAATTTCAAAGTCTTCTTCATCTTCAACCAAATACTTAGGTACTAAACCGTAGTATTTAGTAAGGCGAACCTTCTCATCGGGCTGGTCAGTAAGTTCGGGGTCGGGGTCTAGGTCGGAATCTTCATAAGCGAATGTGATGTCTACATCCTTGTACACACCACTCTCTTGGAGAAGCTCTACTTGATGATAGGGAACGTACTCATCAATGGCGACACCTATAGCCTCTTCAATGGAAGTAGCTACAGGGTCAATTAAGAAGTTCTGAGGTAATACTGGTCTTAATTTACAGACTGTCCTGTCTGCTATGTTTACCCCTACTGCCTGCATCTGCCCTTCCATTATTGGTTGGGAGGCTGGCTTCATTTCTTTTTCTTCTTGCAGCACTATTTCTGCAATGCCAGTTCCATAGACGGCGGCGTTTATCAGACACTCCGCAACACCTTTTCTGGCTTTATTCTGTTTGAAGTCTTTATTTAACTGCTCTCTTAAATAAACAACGTCTTGAGGTTCACCATCTCTCAAATCGTCCTTAATGTCAAAGAACCTTCCACGCCCAAAGGTAGCTTCTTCAATCTCAGCTACGGCAGATTCTACGGCTTGTTGGAGAGCGGGAGATACAATCTGGCTTCTTTCAGAGTCACGAGTCCTATCTTCTGCGGAGAATTGCCCTCTCCATAGACGATTGTACTCCTCAAATCTATCTTGATAATTGTTATCAAAGTGGTCACGCCATGAGTCACACTTCTCCATGACCCAATCTTCAACCCTTTGTAGAATCGTAAACTCTTCTTTATCAAGCATATTAGTAACCAGCTACCATATCTACGGCTTCAAAATGGTCTTCTTCAAAATCATACGAGTAGGACACATTAGCCAACTGGTCTATATAGGCTAAAGCGTCCACCATATCGTCATGTGTCAGAGCGTCAGGAAATTGAAATAGCTCGTCCAAGAATTGAATGTTCCATTCCCCTTTGTTAAGGTGAATAAGACCATTCTCAAATCTTCCCTGTAACGCCCACATGACCCTATCAGTTTTCTTCTTATTTCCATGGGTTAATTCCTCAACCCTAAAGAAACGAGAATACTTCTTCATAAGGTCAGTTAAGGGAGACATTACAGCTTGACGCGCAATACCTTTCTCTATTCCCACAGAGATAGGCTGATAGTCCCTAACGGCCTGAAAAATCTTTTGAGCAGTCTGGTCTAAAGACCACCTACCCGTAATTATATCCTTAACCCACCACCCTTGGCTACCCACCTTTACTACAGCTATAGATGTGTTGTCAAGGTTTTTGGTTTTGTTCTTTTTGCCAACTTCTTCAAAGCCAGCTAAGTCAATGGCTATATAGTAATCACCATCGGGTTCTTCCTCAGAAAACTTAACCCAGGATTCCTTAAACATCTCAGAACCCCTAGCCTCAAAGGATGCCATGAACTCCTGCCTAAAAGCGTAGGAGGACATGGAGATTTTAGCTTGGTCAATCTCGCTTTTATCTAGGAGATTGTTGTTGTAACTGGTGTAATGCCATGCTTTGAAATTGGGGTCGCTACCTAACTCAGCTTGTTTGTAGAGTTCATAGAAATGATTTCTACCCATTGGTGTCCCAATGAACAAAGCACTAGCTTTTAAGTCTGACAGGGCTGGGCGTAAAATCAACTCCCAAACTTCAGGCTTCATATCTGCGTATTCGTCTAAAACTAGGTAGGCTAAACTTACACCCCGCATAGTCTCTGGTCTGTCGGCTCCTTTTAAGGAAATGGTAATCCCGTTAATTAATTTAATCTGTAAGTTATTAACGTGGGAGCCTTCAACCATGTCCCCTCCTAGTTCTAATAGGAGGTTCCACATAATATCTCTAGCCTGTCCTTGAGTGGGGGCTACATAGAAAACGTGGCCTCTAGTGGCTTGTAAAGCGTTGACTAGAAGTAAATAAGCCGCAAGACGGGATTTCCCTGTCCTACGGCCTGCTGCGACAACTTTGAATCTAGTGGGGTCGTTCCAGACTTCCTGTTGCCAATTTAATAAATTGATGTCTAAGTTCATATAGTTAAATCAAACTTAGAACCATCATGTTTTAATAGGATGAAAGATACGATTACTACGAAAGTAGAGCCAGCTTCAGGAGTTACCGTCATACTATCTCCCTCATCCATGATTAAAAACTGACCATATTCTCCGCCGTATTCAATAAAGTCTTTACTATTCAAAGATTTAGCAGATGCAAAGGCGTAAGTATCTCCGCCATGAACCCAAGCTGCGGAAAAGTTTTTAGTAGAACCCGTATTGTTAGTTACAAAGACGTTAGTGATACGCGCCTCATAACCATTTGGTACGGTCATTATGGTATTGGAAGCACCAGCGGTGGGGTTATTACCAATGGTGTAGAAAGTTTCTGGTCTCATTTCCTAGCCCTTGAGGTTTTCTTGGCTATCTTTTTGGGTTGTTTAGAGAATTGCTTTCCTTTTTTCGTATCTTCCCGCTTCTTCCTTGAAGTGGCTTGATATTCCTTCTTAGTTAGTTTTTCCCTAGCTTTCTTGGGTAAATAGCGTTCACCCGTAGCTTCCTTGCCTTGGGTTGAAGGTTTGCCAGACTTAGTACCCCACTCTTCCTTAGTCCACTTCTTTAAGGATTTCTGGGCTTTAGTCTTACTTCCAGTATAACCACCGCCCGCAGATTTATATTCTTGGGCTAATAGTTGGGCTTTACGGGCTGACCACTGACCTGGCTTACCCCCTTTGGAGCCAGCCATAATCTTAGCTTTCAGCTTTTCCCTTAACTTAGGTTTGGTATAAGCCATCAGTAAGGTTTACGAACTCTTTTTGGCCCTTTAGTTTTTTTACCTTTTTTACCTTTCATATTAGCAGGCATAATCATCTCCAGTTTGAACGTGCTTTATCTTGAGCTTTCTTACTTAGCTCACCGTAATGGTAGAGCCTAACACTAGACTTTGAATGTGTCTTGCCCGAATGCAACTCACCGTTGGGCATTTTATGAGAACCACCCTTATGTAGGGTTCCATCTTTTCTATAGTGATTAACGCCCTTCATCTGGATATTCTCCATGTTGAATCATGTAAGTAACGTCTAATGCCCTCTGACCCACCTGAGAGGCCCATAGAGAGTCTAAAAACTCTACCGCAGCCTCGGGGTAGTTCTTTGCTTCCATCTCTCTGAGGGCTTCTCTGAAGCTCCTGAGGCGTGGTAGTCCGATATTGAAGCAAATGTTAATCATTGCATCCTTACGGACTCTGTCTAAATCGTTAAAGAAACGGAATGAATTACTTAGTTCTTCTTCGGTTCTACGGATGTCATTAGTTAATAGGGTGTAGATTTCAGCATCGGATAGTCCTAATCCACCATCCTCGTCTATATTCCTTCCTATTCCTATAGTCCACTTACCAGCGGGGCATTTATAAGCGAATCTCTTAACACCTTCGTGTTTGGCTAGTTGGTCGGCAAGTTTATTCAATTACTTCACCCTCAATGTCCTGAACCCCAGTATCTATGCGGTCTATAGAGGATACGTTGATTTGAATGACTGGCTTTTCATTCCCTTTTGTTTTATCATAATGACTTAGAGGAGCCATTCTATCCATAATTAATTTCCATGCTGCGGCTTGGTTTTTATGTTCAGGGTCTTCGGCAGCCTTAACTATGGCGTCTATGACGTGTTCTATTCTATTAGCGGATAGGAGGCGTTCTTCTAATTTCTTAATAGCCGTCCTCATACCCTTAGGCCTACCCTTGGCCTTCTTGGATTCATCTTCCCACTGTTGTCTAGTCATTAACCTATCAGGCTTACGAGGTCTCCCCCTTCCCCTCTTCTTAGGCTGTTCTTCAGGGACAGTCATACCACTTGGTGCATTAATATCGTTCACTTAACCTTCCCTTGAAAAAGAGTTCATTCCTATTCTTTCCCTTTTATCATACTTATATTCTAAGTTTTTATTAACGTAATGAAGCATGAATTGGGCATTTTTAGCACCTTTAGCCAATTCGTTCCTCCAGTGCATTACTTCACAGCCTCTATAAACTACAGCGTCTCCAGGTTCTAAAAGGTATTTAGAAGGGTCTTCGTCTTTATACTGCATCCAAATAGGCCACTGCTCTCCAGTGTAGGATACGTTAACAGTTACGCTAATTTCGCAAGAAGGTCTGTCTACGTGATGAGATAAACTTTCTCCTTCTTGGTAGATTCGCGAAAAAGAATAAGTTGGCTCTAGGTCTAATCCTGTGATTTTTGCTATAATTGGCCTGTACTTAACAAGGATTACTTCAATAAAGGGGTCTGCGTAAAATTCAAATTTACTGGTTTTGTTTGAATCTTTTGGCATCCACTCTCCATAATTAACTTTGTTAATAAAGTAATTGTTTATAGTGTTAATAGAGTGTTCGTCTATTAATCCTTCTATCTTTTGGTAGTGTTTAAAATCGCTCATTTAAATGGAGGCCCTGAAATCCAAGCTACTAAGGATTGTCTATTTCCTTTAGTTACTGGGGTTACTTGGTGGAGAGTCCAAGAAGGGAAAACACAAACTCTTCCTCTTTTCTTTTCAATAGTCGTAGGGTCTTTTCTATTTAAGATTTGAAGCTCTCCTCCCTCATAATCATTGGGGTGGGATAGTTGGAGAACTAAAGATAGCTTCCTAGATACACCCTGTTGAAGCATATCCTTGTGCCAACAGTACATTCCCTTCCTACCCTCATGGTAATTAGCAAGCTGTATCTTTTCTCCAAAGCCAGTTATATCAAAATTATAACTATCAGCATTTATCCTACCAACAACTTCACTTAATTTCTTATAAAGCCACCTAGTAGCGTCTGATTCAGTTAACCAAGATACTTCAGAACGTCTTACATTAAAGTTTTCACCGCTTTCGTTAATATCACCAACAACAGCATTAGAAGTAGAACCCCTAGCTATATTCTGCAACCAGTCTAATTCTTCGTTAGTAAAATAATCATCCCACAGCATATACGGTGGGATGTTTCTACAATGTGGAGTAATTACATACATTGGTCAATTCTACTAATAATTGGCGAAAAATACCAAATATTGTAAATGGTTGATATTTGGGGTATTTGAAGACTTTTGGATTTTGCTCTTTTGCAAGATTGGGGGGTTACTATAATAATTACAGCGCGGCCAACCCCCTCCCCCCTACTTATCCACAGCCCCGCCTTATCCACAGGTTATCCACAGGAACCCTGGCCGACTTATCCACAGACTTATCCACAGT